ATTCCACCCTGTTTAATGATATCTAACACATAGTCATCCACAAGAGATGTATAGTATGTGGTAACAGTTGCTTTCTTAGTTGCATCCAACCTATTATATTTGTCTAAATTAAAATGCACTAAAGTCTTCTGATACCTCTGTGCGTAACAAGCAACAAGATCAAATACAGATAATTCTTTACCTTCTATAATCATAATTATGACCCCTCTTTCTCAGCAGCTGCTATTTCAATAATCTTATCTAAGAACTCTTTCTTCTCCTCTGTTGTCATCATCTTTTTCAGATCAGAATCTTGAAGTTGAGCTGGTTTAAGATTATTATACTCTTTAATGAAATCATCAAAGAATGATCTCTCAGTCCAAGACTTAGTGAGTAAGTAATGAGCTATCCTATCTTGATATCTCTTTAAATAATGCTCTGCTAATGGTAAGAACTGATCATCTGTTGCAAGATAAGCATTTGATGGATTCTCAACTTTATAGAATTTATTGTAAACTAATGGTGAGATAGGAAACTTAGTAGCAGGAGTATTCGTAGTAAACTCAGTTGTTGTAGTAATATCTCTCAATTTCTGTCTATATGTAACATACAATGCTTTATCATCAGCACTCAACGGACAATCACCAACCTGTGACCAATCACTTTCAGTTAATAAGAAATCTCTTGCGAGCCTCACTGATAATGGAGAAATTGCTTTTGTCTTAGCATACATCGCACCCAGTTCATTCTGGAACTCTGTATTCTCAATGGCATCAATAGCATACCAACCTTCAATCAACTTATCTTTAAATGTTGTAGCAACAGAACTTGTTACTGCTTCCATCTCATAATCTTTCCATTCGTTAGTATTAGTTTTGAAATTCATTACATACTTTCTACGTTTGGCAGTGTATGTACCATTATCAAAATAATAAAATGATATCAACTTATCTTTATCTGTATCCCAAGTAGGATATAGTAATGGAGTGAGAGTATCAGTCCAATATGTTTGTGGAATTGGTTTTGCTATCCCATTATAGGACAATTCCTGTCCAATAACATTTAACTCAACTTGTATTGCCATGTTACTACTGTATCTCCATTAGTATTTAGAATGCTTTGATTAAGTACTTAGATGTAATATAAGGTGTAATCAAAGGAACATCATAATCAGGATCAATTGTTGCTTGTGGTTCAATTTTAGTTGTTGATTTCATTGTTAATGTCGCATCACCACAACCAAGACCAGAACTATATGTATAACCAGCTCCAGTTTCACCCTGAACATTATATTCTAAGAAATCAACAGTATTTCTTCTAATCTCACCAGAAGCAGAAACAAACTGTTGAATAGTTGCCTTCTGTCTATGGTATATAAATTCACAAATACCATAATGATCTTTATCACCAGCATTTTCATTTTGTCCAGCAGCTCTCTGTTGATACAATCTAATCTTAGTACCTGCTGCTTGTGCTTGAGATGGAATTGCAACAGAATAGGTATACCATTTAGTTGCACCTGCTGTACCATCATGTGCAACACCCTGTCCACAAGCGGGAACTGCCATCCCACTTAAAGGATCATTTCTAATTGCTGATGGATTTATAATAGTATCAATATATGTCCAAGTAGTTGTACCAGCTAATTGATATTCTACTTTCAATCCTTCTTCTGGTACATCACCACCATTAACACCATTACCTCTACATGCTTTAATAGAGAAGTAATTAACATAAGTCATGTCTTGTGCTTTTAATATAACCCATCTATCTTGTCCACCAGCAGCACTTGGATTTCCTTCTCCACCAAACTTCAACCATTGTCCTGTTGCATAATCACCAGCACTACCATCTAATGTAACACCACTTACTGCGACATTTGCAAATGTACATGTCGGGAACGATCCAGCACCACATCCATGTAAGAAATATACATATGGTTTTTCTGTATATCCTGTATTAGTACCAGCAGTAGTTGATAAAGTAAAAGACTGAAGAATACCAGCAGCATTAGCAGTAACAGTTCCTTGTGCATGTCCTGTTCCTGTCTGATCATATCCAGTAGCAGTAACAGTACCACTATTAGATTTACCACCACCTCTGAATAATACTGTTGGCAGCTGTGGATTAGCACCTCCTGTTCCTGTTGGAAGAATGAAGTTTCCACCAGTACCAGTACCAGCACCATTAGTTTGTAGACTAACATCCCATAGAGTAGCACTCTGTGATGCAGATTCAATCAAACCTGCTGGTGTAATTGAATTTTGTCCACCACTATATCCAGTAATTACTCCAACACCAATCTTTGCATATCCACTATTACCATTAGATGTTGATCCAGTATTGGGTGAAGATGTACTAATTCCAGATCCACCACTACCCACAACTACATCAATCGTTGAAGGAGATCCTATTGAGAAAAAAGCAATATCTCCTCTCCATAAAGCACCAGATCCACCACCACCTCCAGCAGCAGTCCATTTATTACTATTATATGTTATCTTACAACGAACAGATCCATCTTGATCAGTATGATCAGATAATTGACCAGAACCAAAGAAAGTAGTTTTATATTCAGAAAGTCCTTGTCTTCCACCTTTACCACCTTGGTGTCCACCCCAACCACCAGGTTCTCCACCTGGTCCTCCTGGAGCACCACCTCCACCATAACTACCTTCACCAGTAGATCCACTTCTACCAGAGGAGACACCAGCACCGCCGCCTCCTCCTCCACCACCAACACATCCGAACTGTCCACCTTGACCTCCAGAACCAACACCTATTGTTCCTGATGAAGAACCAAGAAGTCCATCAAATAATCCAACACCACCTGGATATGTACCACCAGCATGTCCAGCTGAAATAGTTGCATTACTAGATGTTTGAGTATTTGTTCCCCATGATTCCATACCATCTCCACCTCCTCCACCACCGCCACCAGCACCAGCAACGATTACAGATCCATTTCTTAAAATAGTGACAGCACCGCCACCACCACCATGTGCTCCTGGCATACCAACCTGTGTTGATGTAGTAGTAGCACCAGTACCACCATATCCCCCATTAGCACCAGGGATTACAGGATTAGTTCCACCATTTCTTCCATTTGCACCACCACCAAGAGCAACATTCCATCCTGGTGCTGCTGGACTAAAGAAATCAACAAGACTTGTTCCAGATGTATTTAATTGAAGATATAACTGACCTCCATATCCACCTTTATTATTAGTATTGGTGCTACCTGATCCAGGTCTATTCCAACCATCACCACCTCTACCACCTCTCAACCAGAACTCAACATTTGATGCATTAGAGATTGCTAAACCATTAGCATCTACAAAATTAAATGTTCCAGCATTATTTGTAGTATTACTCATATTAAATGTAAAGTCATAGGTTCCATTCAAACCACCTAATAAAACTCTACATCCATCACTACCCTTACCTCTATCTCCTGCAATTGAATATACATTTCCTGGACTAGATCCACCAGTACCACCGCCACCTGGATCACTAGGATTACTAGATTGAAGATACTCATCATTTGCACCTTGTGTACCACTATTACCACTCACTCCTCCACTTGGAGATAAAGATCCAGTTTCAGTTGCAGTTCCACCATTACCTCCCCCACCACCTGTATTATTAGCAGAAGGACCACCTTTTTTTCCTCCAGAAGCAGTAAGAACCAATGTTGATCCAGCTGTTATAGTAGAATTTTGTCCATCATTACCAGCAGTATTACCAGCAGCACCAGATCCACCACCACCAATTAAAGTGTATATTAATTTTGTAGGAGTTCCAGTAATACTACTAAATGGTATTTGATATGATCCAGGTGATGTATACTCCCATTCCTGAGAATAATCATATATTGGAGTACCACCTTGAGTTGTTTGTCTTCCACCTATTTGAGCAGTACTACTAAATCTTTCTAATGTTGGATTTGGTATTGTTGTAACAAATTCAGTTGTTCCTGAAGCACTATCACCTGAAGCAAGATAATACTGATCATCATATGGTTTTTCAGTGGTATATCCTGGTTGTGGTTTAAAAGAAGATCCAGTAGAAGTACCAGCATCAGGAACATCTTTAACTGCACCAACTCCACCATCACCACCTTTATAATCTAGAAAATCATAAGTAGCAACATCAGTATTAACAATAGGTTGTCTTAATAAACCATGACTATGCTTCAATTCTTCTCCTGTTGTTGGGTCAAATCTTAAAGTTTTACCAGTATCATCTTTATAACCACGAAGATATCTATCACCACTTGACCTAGAAACCCAAGTTTCATCTCCTGGAATGGTATGATATACTGAATGTTGATGTTGAAAGATAGAAGGAATTTTTTTATCCTCCATTGTTACCTTAACTGTTTGAGAACCAATAATACTACAAGATGTCGTCTCAACTACCTTATCATATCCTGTAGTTGTTATTCTACCCAATGAAAAATAATTATCCTGTGTATCTTGATCAAGATACCACTTACCACCAGTAACACCAACAGCCATTGATGCATTACCAATAGTAGGTGAATTAGAACCAAATACAGGTCCATTACCAACAATCTTCCTACAAACAGTATCAGGAACTTTAAACGTACCTAAATACTGATCACCATAATATGACATCACATTAGTGGTAGTAATATTCTGAATGATTCCACCAGTAAGACTCAATCTAACAACAAATGTAGCACTACTACCACCTGCTACTGTGACAGTAGGTGGAGTTACATATCCTGAACCTGGATTTATAACACGAATTGCTAATATACCACCAGTACCATTAATTGATTCAACTTCAGCAGTTGCTTGCACTCCACCAGTAGGGGGAGCTGATATAGTTACAGCAGATAATAATGTATATCCAGATCCAGCAGCAGTTACATCAATACCAGTACTTGCTCTTCCACCATAATCAACTCCAATAATCTCATATAGTAATGGATAATCTTTAATATTATATTCTGTACCATCACAATATAAGTATCCTTCATGTGTGTATGCAGGATCATCACCAGAATTATAGGCATTACCAGCGAATTCTGTTAATCTTGGTGTATTTGCTGCTCCAAATGGTATAAAACTATGGTCATAAGAATTCGCACCAGACTTTAAATTAGGAACTAAAGCACCAATTGGTGTAGTATCATATTGACAATCGGTATAATATCCTTGTCTATTATTTCTATAGCTCTGTACCATGATTATATCTTAATTAAATACTCCATTACAATAAAGGGTTGAACTGCCGAATCAATTGATATAGATTTATCTACTCCAATATCAAATGTAGTGGATAAATTCTCTGGATCAATTGTAATAGCATCAGTCTTGACTTTATAGTCATGAGTTCCTTTTTCTAATCTAACCCTATGATTATGTAGGGTAGGAAGAGTTCCTGATGCTATTGTAAGATTAGCAGTATCATTAACTTCATTTGATAAATTTATAATACCAGAGTTAGATATCCAATCTTGATTAGACTGTAAAGGAAGAACATCAGTTAAAACATTATTATTATAATCCCTTGGCATACCAATAGAAGTAGCAGTATATGTTGCATCAACAGTTAGAGTTTGGTCTCTACTACTACTTCCTTGATTAGATACACCCTGACACCAAAGAACCCAACGTGTATCTTTAAATTTTGCTGTTTCACTCCTATCAGGAGATCCAACTAATTGAGTTCTATCAACAGAATATGCAACTTTATTAAGACAAGCAAATTCAAAATTAGAACCACCACCTATTCTATATGGATCAGAAGAATTACCATCATCAGCAATACATCCTCCATAATAACCTGTTTGAGTACCAACACCACCCTCAAATAGAGGATCTCCATCATCATTAGGATCCCATGCATCTAATAAATTACATGCTTCTTGACCACTACCAGCAGGGTTTGAACTAAAACCTGAACCAGCAGGAACTTGAGATTTTGGTGATGAATTATCATAAAGAGTTGCATCTAACCATTCATCAACATTAATAGTTGATGCACTCTGTAATCCTATAGTACCAGATGCTCTAGGATGGTTATTAGATGTCTCTGCTATACTTGGGTTTGATCTAAGTCTAGATCTAACAGTATCTGTAAAGTGTAGGTGTGGATGAAATTGATTTTCATCGGGAGCTTCTGATTCAGTATAGTGAGTTGCTCCAGAGTATGTCCATCCAGGTTTTCCTCTAACATCAACCTCTTGACTAGGAACATTAATACTACCACTATATGTTACAGTAACATTAGTATCACCAATCGCTGCTTCAGAATCTATACCAATACCAGATCTACTCTTTTCTGTTCCATTCTCATCATTCTTTCTTATATTATTATAAACACCAGCATTAGCACCTGTTGTAGGTTCAGGATACTTAGAACCTAAATCAGGAACCA